TGCGCCAACTTTGCTTACACCATCAGACGAACCCGTATATTTTCTAGTCATTGCTGGTTTTTCCAAATGCCACATCATTAGGGTTTAAATATCGCATTAATACTGGAAGTGCAGCAGCCCAAAATGCGTTAGCAGCCATTTTAACATCCCCTGTTGAGATATAAACAGCAAGTGCAGCACTTAAAAAACTTCTTCCGTAAGAAGCCAATAGAGCCTTGTTTGTTTTAGATAATTTCATTTGGAATCCTTTTTGTGAGCGTGCCAGTCAATATGACCGCCAAGACGGTCATCAACCTTGTCAATCTTATCAATAACTGAATCTAATTTATCTGCGTTAGATGCATGGTCACGATTGTTTTGCCTGCGTGTAGTTTCAATTAACGCCACAATCAACGCTGTAGTCATACCAATAACAGCAACAATAATCTCATTCATCAGGGCTTACTCATGGTGCAGGCGGTGGTTGTTTATCTTTAAGGCCATTGGCAGCAAGCAAGCCCAACAGCCCGCCCGATAGGGACATAAGCAAAGGTGACAGGACTGAATATGCCTCTTGGTCGGCTTCGGACATTGTGCGTGGTTGTGTAACAAATTGCAAACCGTACAGCATGAAGCCGATTGACATGACAAAAACAACAGTTAGCCCAATGCCTACAGTCAGCACTAGGCGTGCTTTTATTTCTTCGTTGGTGAGGCGTGGTCTAAGTTTCATTAGCAGTCAAATCCTAAAATTTCTTTGAGGGTGGTGGTGGTTATGGCAGACTCAACAGCGCCTAAAGCCTTGTTTTTGGTGCGTGGCTCTTGGTTGCATTGGCATTCGGTTTTGTTGGTGTTGGCTGGGTCTTGGCATGGGTAGCGGAAACGATCTGCACAGCCTGTGAGGGCTATGAGGGTGGCGCTAATCAGCAGTAGGCGTTTCATCTGTCAAAGGCTCCATCGGTGCTTGTTGTAGGGCTATTTCTTCGGGTGTCATGTCACGGGTTTCGCTTGGTGTTCCGTCTGCGTAGTGCGTTGTAATTTGTGGTTTGTTGCTCATCGTTTATGCCTGCCTGTATCCGTAAATAGTTACATTGCCTGTCAAGGTAACTGCGCCGAGAGTGTTAATTTGGAAGCCATCAAAAACAGTTGAAGCGTCAAAAGACATTCCGCCATGGGAAAAAGAATAACCAGCAGCAATGCTGTATGCAGATTTGGCATTGCAATGAGTGATAGTGGCTAACTGTGGATTGTAAATATCTATAATGATATTTCCAGTCGCACTACTGTTGTTCAACCTCACATTTAGAAAGCCTGCGTTAATGCCTGCACCGCTAACATTTAAGTTTGTACCAGCAGCCGACAAAGCCACAAAACCGTAGTAATAATTAGCACCAGTATTGGGAGTTGCACCCGTCATGTAACGCATATAAATATCTGTGGAAGCACTAGGGGTAATGCGGTCAATAACGATGTGATAGTTACGATAGGCAGAGGTGAAACAACCTTGAAAATTGGTTGCAGCAGCATTTAATGAACCGCTAGTAATATACTCTAGCCCCGAGTTAGCCAAATACGTATTAATATCGCTTGCTGGAAGGCTGTTGCCGTCTGAGAAGGTTTTAATGGCCATATGGTTCCTTTGTTATCCGAGAAGGTCGGTTCCGCCGATAAGGCTAGTTCCGATAATAAAGAGATTAGCGTACCGAACAGAACCAACAAGAGTTGTATTCCATTCCCCAGGCACAACACGGTGGTTAATGCTTTGGATAAGTTCAGGCTGGTTGATAGATGTTCCCGATTGAGGGACAATGTTAACAGTAATTTTGTCCAGCAACTCAAGCCCAAGAATAGTTGTCCAATTAGCCGTAGAAGCCTCAGGGTTTACTTCAATAGGGGCAATAACTATCTGAGGTGTTTTACCAAAGCCAACAATCTGACTGGCAAGGCTATTGGCTGCTGTTGAGTTAGGCAGTTGAGTTTCCAAAGTTGTCTCAGCCAAACCGTATGTTGATATAGACGTGGCATCTTCGGTTCGTGCTGTACCGCCATTAGTAAAATTAACTGAAAGCGCATTGGTCATAGAATCAGCGTCAATAAAGAAACTAATTTCAGTTCCAATGCCAATGTTGCCTGTACCACCAAAAGTGGCTTGGCTGGTGAAAGATGTGCCAGACTGGTAGTAGGTGCGGTTTACGCTTTTAAGGACACCTGCTTTGGTTACAAAGAGTTCTCCGCCTTCGGAGTTGTTCACAGTTTGCACCTCGCTTGTAAGGCTTGTTGCGTTAGGTGTGATGGCTAGAACTGATGCAACTGGTGAACCAGTGAAACTTGTCAAGGCTGCTGGAAAACTTGTGGTTGCTATTAGGCGGTTAAGTCGTGCGCTTGTTGTTTCTGGTACTAAACCAACTGAAAATTGGTAAATGTTTTGCATTTCTGTTGCAGTTAGTTGGCGTTTCCATACTGCAATATCTTGGGTTCGTACATTTTGGTTAAAACTAACAGTGTCTACTGCAGATATAATTCCGAGGGTGGTTGTTGTGATTGTGTTTGCAATTAGGGTTCCGTTGATATAGATAACACCTGTTTTGGTTGTGTTGTTCCATGAAAAAGCAATGTGGTTTGGTTGGGTGTTGTTGGTTGGAAACGATGTGGTCATTGTGTATTGCGTTGCGCCGTAACCTACACCGACTGTTAAATTTCCACTTCCATTTTTTCCTATTACCCAGCCATTACCAGTAACGCCCGAAATAAGAGCGCTGCCCCCAGTGTTGTTGTAAGCACCCCAACCTGAAACGGATATATCTTCTTCTGGCCCATTAGGGGTTTGACCACCTGTAAAACTAAAACCAGAAAGAGGTGAAAAGGCTTGACCTGCTAATGCGTCTGAAAGAGTTGCTTCGTTGTAACATTTTCCACCGTTTTGTATCCAAGAAGCACCAGCAGAACCATAATCTTTAAAAGTGTTTACGCTGCTTGTAACGTCAATAGCATCGTCAAATTTGTAATAGTGCCACGGCGAAAGACTAGAGATGTAATACGAAGCCCAGTTTGACGGTGTGGTGCTTTGCGCCAACAAACCTAAAGCATCAAAACACGACAGCGTAACAACAGAGTCATACCCTGCATTTGTTAGCGAAACAGGCCAACCCTGCACATAGCCACGAAAAACATCGTAAGTAGTTGCCGCGTTTGTAGCACGAACTCTTATTTGACGGCGTGGTAAAAGTTTGCCGTAATAAGTCCCAGTGGTATTCATTGGGTTAAAAATGCCAGAACGGTTATCAAGGACAATGTTGGCATTTGCCGAACCAAACTCTTGGTCGTCTGATGACCGCCCGCGGGTTATATCGGCTGACCGTACATAACTCGTAACGTCTGTCCATGTTGGGCTTGCTACATAAGGGCCATCGTCAAAAGCGATTTCAACTATTGGTGTTGGAAAAGGCATAACTAAGCAACTTTTATTGGTAAGTTGCCAAAGCGTTTTTCGTATGCCTGCAATGATGAAACGACTGCTTTGCCAATGGCTACAGGGTCGCCCACGCCTGTGTTAATCGTAATGTTCATGCCACTACCCATATTGCCCATTTTGTTGATTTTGTTGTATTGGTCTAATGGAATTATGGCTTCGGGACCAGCCTCACCAATTAAAGCATTAACAGGACTACGGACAATTCCACCTTCGGCAAATGGTGTAATACCTAGCACATCAAACATATCCTGAGTAACTGTTATACCCGCATTTTTTAACCCTTTAGCAATAGATTTGGCTTCTTTTTTTGTAATCCCCATTTTTTTTCTTGCAAGTTCTTTATTGGCTGCAATCAGTTTATTTGTAGTTTCTAATTCTCTTTGTTTTGCATCATTAACTCTGTCAGTAGCATCTACCTGTTCTTGTTGAGCCTCTTTCAGAAGGGTTAAAGCGTCTTTGTATTTGGTTGATTCAGCAGGGAACCCTGAAACAGTCCCATTTAAGTTTGCTTGAGCCGTTGCAGCATTTGTAGTTGCTGTAGTTAATGCAATAGTTTTTTCTGTTACGGTCATTTTGGCTTCGGCAAGGTCTATTTCGGCTTGCCTAATTTCTTGAGCAGTGCCAGTTGCTCGTGCTTCATTTAATGCCTTTTCGGCATCTGTAACTGCAAAGTTTGCTTCTTCAAGGTCAAAACCTGCACGGGTAGCATCTCGCTGTGCTTGTGACAATTCTTCTTGTGCTGTTTTGGCTTCGCCTGAACCAGCCCCATAACCTTGAGATATTTTATTGAATTCTTCTTGTGCTTTAGTTACATTCTCGGTTGCTTTAGTTAAATCATCATTAGCGGATTTGGTAACTTTTAATGCGTCTTTAAGGTCTTTTTGGAATCCTGTTGTTTTAACTACTAAATCTGAGTATGTTTTTAGTTTGGCTTTTAGTTTATCTATGCCAGTTGTATCAACGGTTCCACCACCACCACCACCACCGCCAGTTGGTTTAACCTTTGGCAGAGGCACAGATGCTTGACCTAGTTTTAATCCACCTTTAAGTTTTGCCATTTCTTGACCAACGGTTTCAACTTTTTTGGCGGTTTTATCCATTGAAATGTTAAATTCATCTATTTTTGCAACATCTTTATGAAACGGCAGAAGGTTCCACGCTGTAATTAACACATTTATTGCGTTAATTATTGGATTTACAAAAACTGCAAGAAAGGCGTTAGCAACTGTTTTTAAGACTGGTATTGCTACATCTCGTAACGCCTTAAACTTGAGAAGCAAGGCTACAAATACAACAATTACTAATCCGATAAGGGCTGGAATACCCATAAAAGCAGCATTTAGTGTTACGCCAAAGGCTGCTGTAACAATTGTTGAAACAATTGACAGAGCATTATAAATACCTGTGGCAACATTAAGGGCTATTACTGCTGTAACAATGCCATAAATTAAGGTTCCCCAACCTTTAAGACTGCCGATAGCGTCAAGTGCTTTACCACCAAGATACTTAAATGCACCACCTAAACCATCTTCTCCCATAATTTTTGTAAACTCTTCAAATGCTGGCATTAGTTTTTCTTGTGTATAACTTAAAATAGACTTATAAATTGGCAAAAGTCCCGTACCAAGTTTGGCTTTTATGTCTTCAAAAGTTGCTGTTAAGGTTCTTTGACGGTTTGCAACACCATCAGAAGTTCTGCCATAGTCGCCTTGTGCAAGTGCCGTGTCTTTCAGGATTAAGGAGTATGCAGCCTGTGATTTTGCCAAAACACTTAATTGACCTTTGCCAGCGTAAAGTCCAAGGCGTAATGCTTCTTCTTTAAGGCGTACATCATTAATTGCTACACCAAAACGCTTCAACGGTTCGGCTTCACCTGACAAACCAGACCTAATCGCATTCAACGCTTCACCGATAGGTACGTTATTAAATGATGCAAGGTCTCCAGCCAACTGCACCATTGTGGTACTCATTTCGGTGGCTTTTTCACGGGTTGTTCCAAACGCTTGAAGCAAGTTTCCATAGGTTCCAGCAGCCTCTAATGCTTGCTGATTAGAAATACCCATTGACGATGCTGCTTTTTTAGCAAAATCTTCAACTACTTTTGCTGATTCACCAAAAACAACACGAACCTTAGATATGGATTCCTCAAGGTCAGAACCAGCATTTACAAGGTTTTTGCCAATGACGCCTGCTACCAATGCACCTGCACCAGCAAATTTAGCAAAGTTTTTAACACCATTATTAACAGCACTTGTTGAAGTTTTAAGACCAAAAGCAGCCTTGTCAGCATTTGTTTTTAGTTTCTTAAAATCAGAAATAGCCTTATTAATGCCTTTAGCATCAAAATCTGAAACTATATTTACGCCAAGAGCCATTATGCGTCCCTAACAATCTTTGCTTCTACCATTTTGTCTGTCTTGCCAATTATCTTTAAAATGTCTGCTTCTACAAGTCCAATATGCTGACGAACACTAGAATACATAACCCTTGAGCGTGTTTTAGGTGGTTTAGATTTTGTTTTAAGATGTTTGTCTAAGTTTTTTACAAACAAAGAAATGTTGGCACCACCAGCAGAGTCATAAACTGCACCACCAGCGTCACGCTGTTCCAAACGTAAAATACCGTTCTTACGAGCAACGACAGCCTTAACACCCTTACGCGCCTTCCCAGCGTTGTATGCGGGCAATCTAGCGTTACCAAGTCTGGCTGGCGAAGAAGGCCAGTTTTTTAAAGGTCGGGATGGAAAATCACTACCAACAGCATTTACTAACTGTTGCGAACCCGACAATAATTCACTTGAAATAGCCTTATACAAAGTAGGTTCGTATTTGCGGAGTTCAGCCAGCAAATTCTTTAATCCGTGTACTTCAATCGCAGTAGCCATAGGTTAATACTACTATTTCCGCATCCCTTTGTTTTGTTCCTTAACATGATTTTGTAAGTATTGAACCATAGTAGCAATAGTTATGTCGTCTTGTTCCATTAAAATTGACGGAGCAATATGAAAATTAAAGGCTAAATGTGTAACAAGCCAATGAATTGACCCTAAGCCAAAGGGGTCTCACCGACTTCATCATTATCAAACACTTCAACTGTTTCAACTCCGTTCAACCATGTAGGGTCAAAAGCGTCTGTTGTTTTTTGACGCCGTTTTTCAGAGTGCCAAGCAAGCCAAGCAATATCTGTCAGACGTAGTTCATCTTCTAATTTAGCAATACTGCGGTTCCATGTGCGCTCAAAAGCCACAAAGTCTGCAAAGACCGCATCTGCTTGGGCGGTTTCGCCGTTGTTGAATGTTACCTTTAGGGCAATTTTCATGTTGTCCCTTCCTTTGTTTATTTAAGAGACTGCTTTAGCCAATGTGCCACCTGTGAAGGTAACGCTAGTCATTGCCAGTTCGCCAACTGCGCCAGCCACAGGAGTATGTGAAGCAAGGTAAGCACCTGTAAGAGTGTAGGCAGGGTTTGTTGCGCTGGTTACCGAACCGTTTGGCTTAATAATCACGTTGGTTGTGGTGCCTACCAAAGGGTAGAGCGTGGCTTCAACATTAGAAGCGGCAAAGTCCTGCATAAAGGCGATTTCGCAAGAGTTATTCTGAAGTCCACCTGTGAACTTGTGCCCTGTATCGCCAAAAGCCGTAATCTCAATTGAGTCATTTTCGTAGTTAAGCGTTACAGAATTAGCGTGGTCAGATAGGACGACTGCGTTTACTGAAATGTATGCGTTTGTTAAAACAAGAGTTGCCATTTGTTATTCCTTATGAAGTTGCTTTAACGAGTGTGCCACCCGTAAAGGTTAAAGAGGTCATTGCTAGTTCTCCGACTGCGCCTGCAACTGGGCTGTGTGCTGCAAGGAATGTGCCTGAGACTGTGTATTTAGGGTTGGTTGAACTAACTGTTGTGTCCACAGGGATAATTTCAACCGTTGTGGTTGTGCCTACAAGTGGGTAGATAGTGGCTTCAACATTTGCTGCTGCAAAATCCTGCATCAACGCCATTTCAATACTGTTGTTTTGTAATCCGCCAGTAAAGGTGTGTCCGCCTGAACCAAAAGCGGTTACTTCAACAGAGTCAATCTCATAATTAAGTGTAACGCTGTTTGCACGACTGGCAAGTGCTACTGTATTAACTTTAATACTGCAATTAGTTAGAACTAGTTGAGCCATTACTTTGTGTCCTGTTCTTTAGGTTCAGTTTTGCCTTTTGCTTCTGCGATATGTCCACCTTCAACAAGAGCATCAAAATTAACACCCTCAAACTTATCACTATCAACTGTTTCGCCCTGATTGCCAAGACCGCAATTATCTGAAATAACTTTATATTGTGCCATTATCCGTGAACTTCCACTAAAAACCTAATTTCAAGAAACTCTGCGTCTCCTGCACTTAGGCTTGTAACATCTGCTGATGATTGTACTATTAAAGTTGAACAAATGCCACCAAGCGTTTTGTCGGCTTCAATTGCTGCTCTGATACTGCTCGCCCCTGAGTAGGACAAATACCCGTCAAGCAGGGCATCGGCTGTTCTGTCCGTGTACCTACCCACAACCACAACGATTGCATAATTAAAAACCACATCTCCACCATTAAATGCTCTGTGGTAAGTAACAGAGTTTAAGACAGGAAAACCAAATGGCGGGTTTAGTTGGTCAGGCTGATAAGAGTACGCCCGAAGTCCACTAATGGTTGCAAGGCGGGCTTTAAGTCCGTCTGTCACCTGTGTAACGGTTGCAGGCATTAGGCAATTCCAAAGTCACGGTAAGGGTTAAGAAGGTCACGTACGTCAGGGTCAATGGCTCTTACTTGCATCGCCATGTCAGCAAAACCAACAACTCCAAGTGCAGCGTTTAGTCTTGCAAACTGCCTCATTGATAGCAAAATGGCGGCTTCACGAATGTCATCAGGAATAGCGTTCCAACCCCATTCAGCAGTGCATTGTACAGTTGGAAAAGATGGTGTCACTTCAAGTGAAAAGGTGGCACCGCCTACCATTCTTGCTTGGCGGTATGGTCGCCCTCTAAGTGGCGCATCTGTTGGTTCTAGAATGTAATCAACACCTTGAGTGATGGTGGTTGCATAAGTCCCGTTAGCAGCCGAATCCAGTTTAATTGTCACCGATGTTGTAGGTAAATCAGCAGGAAACACACACAAGTATTCATCGTATGGGTAAATTGGTACGGCGGTACTTGCAGTCTTGTAAAACCATCTTCCACAGTATCCGTCAATTCTTCGTGAAGCACCTTCAATAGAGTTTTCAAGAAGTGTGTCATCCACATTGTCAGTAAGTCTTAGTGCTGCCTTTACTTCGGCGAGAGTGCAATATCCATTAGTTATTGCCATTACTGTCCTTTGGCTTGCGCCCACGCTTTACAACAGCCTGTTCCATTTCAGGTTCTAGTGCAGCAACCTCAGTAACAACTTCTTTAGAAGGGCTTAGATATTTGTGGCTGAAACCAAGTTCTGCTAACGCTTTATCAACAGCAGCAATCCTGTCTTTTAGTCCCCTCACCTCATAGCCTTTGCGTTCAGCCAATAATGCTTCAATGTACTTACTCATATTGCAATCATACATCTTTCTACTGTGGAAAGTAAGCCTTAAATAGAAGAAGCCGAACAAGCATTTGCCTGTCCGACTTCAACTAATTTTAAGGTTTTTACCAACTTTGGATTAGAAGGTTGGTGTGACCAATCCAGTTCCCCCGATGAGAGAGAATGCATTTGGGTAACGGTTAGCAGTAAATGCTGAGTATCCATAGACAATCATTGTGATATCAAGTTCGGCAGCCTTTGGCTGTTCAAAACGAAGCATCATTGGCTCGCCAGTACCCTGTTCAAACAAGTGTGCTTCTTGGGTGTTACCGAAGATGATGACATCCTCGTTTGCACCTGCACCATTGGTTGTAATGACATTGGCATCCGTGATGACAGGGAGACCCATGATTGTGTAACCACTGTTGCCGTAGATTGGCGCACCGTTACCTGACATAACAGCAGGCTGTCCATTGAAGTTTGGAACTGGCACTGCAAGAGGGCGCTTTTGGTCATCTTGCGCTGCAAGGATGAAAGCCAAACGGCGTGGGTGCATCAGGATGAAGTTCGGACCCGCAAAGAAGTTGGTCTGAATACGCTGAATACAATCAGCAAACTTTGGATATAGTTCGCTTACTGTTGGACTGGCATCGGTGTAGGTAACTACTTGTGTAATGGTGTTTGTGAGTGACGTTGCACTTGTTGTTACGAACAACGAATCAAGGTTCGTGTGGTATGCAGAAACAAGGTCTGCCATTACAAGCGAGTCAATGTTTGTTCCACGCTCAATTGACTGGCGAGAAACATTCTGCTGACCTGCAACAGTTACAACTGAAATGTCCAACTTTGTGTCATCCATGTTTGTTTCTTGAACTGCGGCACCTTCGGTCTGTACTGCGGTTGCAGAACCAGTAGTGACCTTAGACAATGAAATTACAAGACCAGCATCAGGTAGTGCGTGTTTGCGGGCTACTTCAAGGAAAGGGCGACCTGCACGAGCAAACGGTGCTGCCAATTCAGTAAGAAACTGTGGAACGATGAGACCAGCGAAGTTTGCGCTTGTTACATCACGGCGTTCTACTTTTTCTTCGTTCATGTGGCGGGTGAGGCGACTCTGTGCTTCGTAGTCGTTGTTAAATTGTGCAGCAAAAGCGTCACGAACGAAAGAGGTTGGCGCTTGTGGTGAGTAGGTGCGAGCCTCAGATTTTACAATCGTTGGTGCTACTGCACTGTCAAACTTGTTTGCTTTACGCAGTTCGGCTGCTTCTGCTGAACGCTTTTCAAGTTCAGAATGAGTCTTAATTTGCTCGTCAAGTGAACGGCATTCATCAAGAGATGCTGTGATTTCTGTGTCCTCTTCTGAGGTAAGTTCACGGGCTTCTGTTTTTGCGGCTTCAACAATTGCTTCTGCTTTTGCAAGAGCAGCATCACGCTTTTCTGTAAGGTTTTGTGTCATGGACATTTAATTTTCTCCAATAATGGTTGTTGGTTGTTTATTAAGTGTTTTTACAGTGCGCCAATGGTGCGGCTGATTAACGGCTTCGGTATCTCTGAATTGCAATCTCATTTTTTCTGAGACTTAAATTAGAAACTGGTGGGATTGTAACATTTTGCATTTGAGAACGCAACTCGGCTACGGTTTCCTCATAAGCGGGAAAAGTTACAACGCTAACATCATAAAGTTGCACCTCTTTTAGTTCTCTTACAGAACGGTCTGAGTTCCAAGAGTCTTTAACTGTACGGAATGCGAATGACATTTGTGACATATCGCCTCGCTTCATTGCAGAAATTAAACGTGCAGCATCTGGGTTCATCGGGTCAAGGTCTGTTTCAATACGCAACCCAATGTCGTCTTCCTCTAAACGTAAGGTTCCCGATTTAGTTCTTGCTAACGGGATGCCTTCATGGTCTATAAGAAGTCTTACATCTGCACCATCGTTAAGGGTTTTAGAAAATGCACCACTTCTAACATATTCAGTAAATGGCATTGGTTCGGAAGGCGAGTCAAAAATGGCGGCATATCCTACAATTTTGGTTCCATCGTCTGACGCTCTAATCTCTAGGTCAGAGTAGGCAATACGGCGAGTTTCGTTCTCTTCCCGTACAACCCAATTAATTGTATTTGATTCCGTCATAATGCTCCTTATATTAGCAAATAATTCTGATGCAATGCGAGTGCGTGAATCTTTTTCTTGTTCTAATCGTGCAACAACCCGTTCAGCGTATTGCTGAGTTCTTGCTGCTGCTGTTTTGGTTGTGCCACTGCCCCACAGTAAATGGGCAACTAGACCAGGTGTAATGTCTCCAGCCTTAACACCTTCGGATTCTAAATCAACGGTGTGTCTTGCTATCCAAGGTGCAATCTTGCGCCATTTGGCTTCGGTAACAGTACCCGATGCCATTTTACGAGCATCTTCTACTGTTTGTGGTTGAAGCCCATCGCCTGACAAACCTTCTTCATGGTATTTAAGTCCACGCCTTGCATTTGCACGCATAAACTCAGGTGCAGAGAGATTTACGGCACGATATTCGTCATCTTCCATCTCGTCATCGTCTTCATGAGGTTCCCAAGCGTTACAGTAGAAGGCACCACTGACATAATCGTTCCAGCGTGTGCAGTATGCCTTTTCTCCTGAATCGTCTTTGTTGTCTTCGTCATAGTATTCACAGTTGCCACACGCTCTACCTTCGGGAACGTCATCAGCAAGCGCAGGTCTGTAATTACTAGGCAGTGCGCGAACTTCACCAATCGGTTCAATATCTTCAGTAATTGATGCAGCAACCATGTTGTCTATTGCATCTTGCTTAGAAACATGACAGCCAATAGTTTCGTAACCATTCTGTACTTCTTTAACAGTTGCCCAACCGTTACAGTCAGGCTGTTTATCAGAAATCCCGTATGGCATAACTAATCCACATCAGGCGTTAGAACACGCATTGTGTGGCTACTGGATGAGGCAATCGCATAGACAGTTTCGTTAGTTTGCACGAAGAGTTCAATACTTTCACCATTAGATAAGTGGAAACCATTTGCAGCAGTCACATCATTGCCGCCAATATAAAGGGAACCTGATGATGAATGTAGATAACAGTGGCGTGGGATATTATCTGCCGCTATAACCAATGTTGGTGATGTTGTGACTGTAACTGCGATTGACTTCATTATTTACTCGGTGGAACTGCGTCTTGACCAACAGGAATTACAGTATTAGAGCGTACAAACTCATTACCTTCATCGTATGGTTCACGATTTTCAATTTCACGGGCTTCGTTTGGAGTCAGCGAGCCGTTTGCAATCTGCATAGTTTGCGCCTGAACACGGGTCATCAGGTCTGCCCGCAAGAACTCTGTTGCGTCAAAGCGCATTTGTTGGTTTGCAGGAAGGAACTCACTAAAGGCTGTTTCAAGTCGCCTTACCCATCCAAGTAGTGTGTACTTGTAAAATGCCGCACCTGTTCCTTCAAGATTGGTGTAAGTCTGGGTGTCGCCACCTGTACCAATAATTAGATGTAAGGGAATGCGGTAAACACGAGCAATATCACGAATAATGCTCTCTTTGTGTTCAAGCATTTGCATATCGGCTGCTGAAGTTGTAATGCTTCGCCATTTAAGTCCGCCCTGCAAAACTGCAGGTCTGCGATGTTTGTAATGGGCTTGTTCCCAATTTTGAGCAATTTGTTGTGCCTGCTCAGGTGTAATAGCCCCGTCAGTTTCCAAAACAGAGGATGGTGTTGCGCCTTCTCCGTAGAACTGCGCCAAAAAGCGTTCCATCGCCAAACCAGTACCAATAGTATTTCGCAAGGCTTCAATGGGTGAAACTCCAGTTTCCTGACCTGCAAGAACTATCCAATGTATTGCTTTAATGTCCTCTTTAGCAAACTGCTGCTTCCCAATTTCATAAACCATTGCGCCAGTATCGGTTTGCACTAAACCTTTTACGGCTTTGGGATGAATGTTCTGCATCTCTACTGGCAAACCATTTTTGCCTCTTGGCGCATAAATGTATGCGTTACCGTGAATTGCAAGGGTAGTCATTGTTTGGTGCATAAACTCAAACATATTTTGCTTGTCGTTAGGGTATTGAAAGACAGAAGGTACTGGTAGTCGTGCTATTTGGTTTGCTTTGCGCTGAGTAATGTCTATTGGCATTGAAGCGATTGAGTCTGCAAGAAGTGAGACAGCAGATAAGATTGCGGATGAAGCAAAAACATTTACCTCACTTACAATTTCTCCAGAATAATTAGCGTAATAGGGACGAGCAGAAATACCATAAGGGTCTATAGATTGTGGCAATGCCCGTTGTTCTGTTTTGCGCCAAATGCTCACGCTGCTAGACCGCCTACAATAATTAGAATTATGCCTGCCACAATAGCACTAATTGGCACACTAAATGTAGAGACTCCCCCAATCAGCAATATAAACCCCAATACTTCAAACCCTGTTGAAATAATAGTTTGTAATTTTTCTTTCATATTTTGTCTCCCCAAATATCTAGGATAAGCGGTTCTATTGGTGATTTGTGTTTATGGGTAGCCCTGTCCAATGCCATTACCATAGCAATACAAGCGTCAATTTTGCGTCTTGACTTGCCTTTTGATAGTCGCCAACCGTTATCTGCCATGCGTTGTGCTGCTGAAAGCACATGGTCTGTGAAGGTTGGTGAACCATCATGTATGACTTGTCCATTAACAATTAATTCGTATGTCACTCCGCAGGCTGGAACCATACGTTGTGCTGACTGTGGAAATTCAACCATTGGTAATCCATCATCTGAAAGTGCCTCTGCTGACCTTTGGAAAAAAGCAGGGTCATAAGCAAACTCTTGCACATTGTAACGTAGGTGTAAATCTCTTAAATAATGTTCAACGGCTGCAATATCAACGCCAAAATCGTTTGGATTCCAAATTTGAGGAAGCAACACATATCGCTCACCTTGTTGTTGGGCAAGAACCACACCGATTGAGTCGTGTTTCAAAGCCATGTCAATACCCACATAGCACGGTAGTTCTGGGTCTATAACTGTTTCTCCAACAAGACGTTCCCATGCGCCTACTGGTAGCCAAGACTCTTGTGTGCGAACCCATTGGTTAAGGCGGTAACGGCGGAAAGCCATTTCGCTTGTTTGTTTGGCAGACACTTCCATATCTTCCATATCTAGCAATCCGTGAGACAAGTTTGGGTTTGCTTTTACCCATTCCTTACGGTCATTAATGTCGCAATCTAATTTTCCTTCCCACCAAAAAAAACCAAAAGAGTCATCAACTACTTCTTTGGCTGCAAGGCTTTTACCGTAAGTATAAAGTTTGCCTGCAATGGTATCTAAGTCATAGCCAGCCGTAGTAATAGCAACTACTAATGGGTCTCTTCGGGCACCAGAACCAAGAGTTAAGGCATCCCACAAATCATCGTGTCGCTGAATGTGAAGTTCATCAAATATAACCATTGAAGGGTTTAGCCCCTGCTGTAGTTTTCCATCTGCTGAGAGAACACGATAGATAGCATTAAACTCTGGAACTTCAATAACATCACGAAACACCCTGCATTTCTTAGACAAAACTGGGCTATTTACAACTTGGTCACGGGCTTCGTTAAATACAATTCGTGCTTGTTGTCTGTCACCTGCAGCCGAATAAACCTCTGCACCAGCCTCACCAGCAAACAAACCATAAAGGGCAAGCGCAGAACCCAAAAGACTTTTACCTTGTTTTCTTGGAACCCCGACAAGCGCACGGCGATACCGCAAACGACCATCTGTTCTACGTTCAAGTAAATTACCAAGAAGCCACTCTTGCCAATCCATGAACTCCAAAGGCTGACCAGACCTCATACCTTTAGTTAATGTAAGCCAGTTGTAAGCAAAGTCTGTAATTAGTTTGCCATCGCTGTCATCGTACTTACGTTCTGTGTAGTAGGTCGGAGCCCACTTAGGATTAGGCTTGGTTGCGTTGTTCGTGGACACGTTTCCTGAACTCTCCCAAAGGGTCACTTGTTCCAGCAGAACGGAAACCAATACGCGCCCTATCTGTTGGAGTGAAACCAAGAAGGCTCAAATTGTCAGTTATTAACTTTTCAAGTTGTCTTAATCCTGTACGTGCACGCCAGTCAGTCGCATCAGTAAAAACCAAACGCCTCAAAATAGCCCTCTCATCTTCTTGCTCACAAACTATCATCAACAGTTCAATATCAGCATCTTGAAGCCAGCCTGCGCCAGCCTGCCAAAAGCGTTCCCACAATTCTAACCCAGGACCTTTGCCACCAGCCGTGTTACGAATGAGTTGCCTATGTGGTTCAGGGATGGTTTTTTCAATATCTGGTAACACTTCCAAGACTGGTCGTGTGTTTTTCTTTTTATCCCTTAGCCCCAAATGTTCTCTGCGGTCTAACGGCATTGGTTTTGCGCCTCGTGTAGCCATAACTAAAACATACCAGACATAACAAAAGTTTTAATACGGACACGCGTCCCTCTTGAAGGTCTCAGGGGTAACCATAGGGGTTCTCATGAAAAAAATGGGGGGGTGGTTATTGGTTTGTTGCCTTTGCGTGAGTTGCATGACCTGTGGGCTGCAAGTAGTGGGCTGTTGGGGTCTCCTGCTATTACGTGGTCTGCTGTCCATGGGTCATTTGGTCTTGGTCCCTTTCCACATAGCCAACAGATGGATGCGTTGTCTCGGACTTCTTTTGCTTTGCGTTTGTAGTTGCCTTTGTAGTGTGGGCGTGGTGGTCTGGGTGGTCGTGGGTGTTGATTGTTCCATTGTGTTTGGCATGGTTCGCAACGTGATAGTTGTGGTGTTAATGCACCGCAGTTCAGGCAGGGTCTTTGTATCACCGTTATGTCAATGGTGTTTCATGTATCCACCCTGCGAACTCTCCGAAGCGGAAGAATGGTTGGAATGTGTCTGGTAGTTCTTGTTCTTGTAGGGGTCTTTGTACTCCTGATAGGGAGAGTTCCTTGGCAAGTATTTCGTCTGGTGTTATGCCCGATGCGACTTTGCCTGCGATGGTTAAGCGGTGAAGGATGGTGCCGAAGTAGCCGTTGGCTGTTTCAAGTTTGTCCACGATAATGATTGCCCCACCCTTCCTAGAAGTATTGACAAGTTGTGCTATTAGTTTTTGGCGTTCTTCAATAGATATAAACATTAAGCAAAGGAATAAGATTGTTACGTCATGGGGTTGGTAGTCGTACTTAGTTGCGTCACCTACTGTTACTTCTCCCCACCCTTTCCATATAGATACCATTTCTTTACTGGAGTCAATGCCTATACATTTGGCGTTACGAGTTGCCAAAGTGTCCATTAGTAGCGCCGAGATGTTTCCTGTTGAGCATCCAATGTCGTACATCCGCCCGTTCTCTGGAATGTAGTGACGGGCTATATGGGCTACAGCACCAGATACAAGTTCATACCACGGCAGTGTTTCCCGTACGTGACGGTCAAAATGGTTGGCTACTGACTCATCCTTAAACGTCCAATCAGTAGGAATGTCAAACTTGTCGTTCATTTAGTTCTCCCTAACAGGAAGCCACAGTAGAACAAACTAAAGCACATAATTAATAGTACGAGTATGTCGGTCATTTTATTTTATCCAGTATCTCTGTCTTGATTGTTTCAGCAATTGCTTTCATCATGGGTGGCGGTACAGACCGTCCTAATCTTTCCCATCGTTGTTCAAACGTTCCAGTTAGTTCAAAGTCGTCAGGAAAACCTGACAGTCGGCGTACTTCGTGAAGGGTAAACTTACGGCATTGAGTTGGGTGGGTAACACCAGCAGCAGGGACGTTTCCACATTCAGCCGTAATTGTTTGTATTGGCTTATCTCTATGCGACCTAACTAACAAGAATGGTGTCTCGGCTTTGGTTCCTTCTTTAAGAAGTTTCCATTTTCTACCGAGGGCGTATCTGTCTAGCGTTATGTCTTTACCCGTTTCAGGGTCGTTCGTGTGGCGTATCACAACGTCCATAGCGTCACGCATTGTGTATCTAGGGGACTTAGGAGTAGGGAATACTGGTTCAAGCCCTAAATCGTTCCTAACGCCTATAAAGATAAGTCTTTGTCTGGCTTGTGGAACACCAAGAAAGGAACTGTCAAGCACTTTGGCTTTAACGTTGTAACCAGCGTCCTTTAATTCTTGAAGTATCTCTAGGAAGTAACCCCTAGCCACGCCCTTAACAAGTCCAGCAACGTTCTCGGCTACAAAAACTTTTGGTTGTAAGCCTTTAAGAAGGCGCACATACTCAAAAAACAAGTCGTCAGTTATTTGGTTAGTGTCTGAATAGGCTTTGTCTTTGCCCCATAAGCGTTCCCGTTTGCCAGCAGTAGAGAAAGATGAGCAGGGTGGTGAGCCTTCCAATACGTCCAACTCGCCACGTTTCAAGCGTGCTTCTGACAAAATATCCATTGGATTAACAGTTCTAATGTCGTCAGCACTCAATTTAACGTTGGGATGATTAAGGACGTAAGTGTTTCTTGCTTCTTCTACAAACTCATTAGCCCAAACAACTTTATAACCAGCCATTTCAAACCCTAAGCATGAACCGCCAGCACCAGAGAAAGTAGAAACGACTTTGTAGCCGTTTGTGCCTTTAACTTTGGCTATTTCTTTCATAGAAGGGATTTTGTATTTAGGCTTGTCCACGGATTATCTCGTTGTATATACCAACTACTGATTTGTAGCCTTTTGTGTTTACTGGATGATTAACCAGTTCAGAAAACAAAGCAGAGATACCAGAGTCACCAAGTTGCAGGTTTACGTGTTTCTTTACATTCCATTTCATTATTTCAGGAAATGCGTCACGAATTGGTTGCTTCTGCTCTGGAGTATTACAAGATTTGTATGAGTGACCGTAAAGTATTTCCCTAAATCTTGGGTCACGATAAGGTGACACCACTTTGATACCTAACTCGGTAGTTAATTTATCCCATGCAAGTTTTTGCCCGTAGTCTGGGTTAGCAAACTTTTCAGCACGTATCTCATCCAGCCAAGTCGGGTCATCACCATCTGCACCGTGACCACGGATAGAACAATCTCTATCGTCACCAAACAAGCCACCAGCAGTTAAGCCGTTAGCGATAACTCTGATACCAATTTTGCGTGCTTCTTTTATCGCATACCAGCAAGGCCAAAACGATTCAATTCCTGCTTTTCGCCTGAGTCCATAGTTAAGTATCAGGCTTTGTAGGTCGCCTAGGACGGTTTCTAAGCCTGTAGGAAGGAAAATAGGGGTAAATACTAAGCCCTCTTGTTTAGCGGTCTTTTGAGCCGTCCTAAAGTCGCTTGACGGACGACCATCAAGACAGAAAGAAATAACCATAGGACGTACCCCATTGGCGAGATATGCCGCAAGAATAGCGTTGCTGTCCACCCCACCAGAAAGAAACACACCAACGTTCTCTGTGTCTTGGCAATGTTCCAAGATAAGTGAGCGTATTGCTTTCGCAGTTGGATGTTCTATTTGGCTTTGCCCGACCATTCGTAACCGCACTTAGGACAACAGAAGTCAGTTTTAATTTCATTGTCGTACTCTGGAAAATCAACTGGTGGCTCGTGAACCTTTGGATTAACAAGTTTAATTAAATCATCTAAATCATCTTGCGAAAATAAAGTGCTATTCAACCCGATTGTCTTTTCAACCTCGGTAAGCAATTCTGCAAGTTCTGCTTGGTCGTAAGTAGCCAAATCATTAGAACGGTTATCAGCCAGCATTATTTGAATGGATTTGGATTCGTCACAGTCTATTTCAACTACGTCAATCTCTTTCCAGCCAAGTAATTGTGCTGCTTTCCATGTGTGGTTGCCAGCAAGAATGTATTTAGTTGATTGTTGAATAACAATTGGTCTGTATTGACCATGTGCTTCAAGACTTTGGCTAATTGCACCAATGTCGCCCTGACGTACATTCTTTGGGTGTGGTATTAACGACCCAATCTTGACACGTTTAATTTGTGGAATCCCATCGCTCATGTCGCAAACTCTACCACGCTGAGATACACTTACAACTCTCATTCCCCTAGTGAGTTCGTTGGGGTTATCGTTAGTTCCTTACCAGAAATGGTTATACGGTAGCCCCAACATTAGGGAGACATAAAAAAGCCCCCGACCCAATTTCTCAGGTCAGGGGCTTTTCTGTTGGGGGGATTGGTTATCGGGTTACTTGAAGCAGTAACTCCATTGCGTGAATATCAGCCTCGGCGTTTTTGCCTTTAAGCGTTTCCATCATCGTACGTTCTACAGCGATGGTGTTACCCCGTATAGGACGCTCGTGCTGACGGTATGTATTAACGGCTTGTAGAACACCATAGCCAGTACCTTTCCACGGTGATACTCGCTCATCTGAGATGTACAAGTTCTTTAACTGCTCACGAACGTTATCGGCACGAGTTTGTTTGTTCGCCCCATCTGCACCTGTCGCTGGTGCAAACTTGGTAAGAAACTTGTCAAACTGGTTATCCGAAACCTTAATAGCAAGAAGTGTCTCCAATTCTTTTGTGAACTCATCAGACATTGTGTGAATGATATCTAACGCTGAACGTGCTTCTGCGATTCGTGTAAGTGATTTGGAAGTATGACGAATACGGTATGTCTGTCCATTTTCGTCCAATGCCATTTCACGAGTGTTATCGCAAACCACAATTGTTACAACACGCTTGTACGTTGTCGCAATGGAACCATTAAATGACGTAGTAGCCAGAAGTGTTGGTCTGAACTCTACGTCAGCAACTTTCATGTTTTCTGGCATTTCAACTTGTACCCAAGCAACTGCACCGCCTTTAAGTAGTCCAGCAGAACCGATAACTAGGTCATCGTCCAAGAAGTTTGCAACGTTCTTGATGAGCCATTCGCTGTACTGGTGTGATTGGTACTTGGTTGAAGGTACGCCAAGACTTGCAAATGTGTCGTCACGAACAATTACTTTCTTGTTTGGTACCACCATCTTGTCACCGTTTGGAGTTGTGTATTCCATTGGTAGTTCTATTGCGTTCCAAAAGAAAAGACGGCGTTCAACATCTTCTACTGGTATTGCAAGTTCATAGTGGTTTGGTTCTGCACCTTGACTGGATTCTTTGTAATGCCATGCTTTACCACGCTTACTTGTCATGCCAATCAAAATGTTTTGGTTATACCACTCTGTTGTTTCTGTTCCCATTTTATTTGTTCCTTTTATTTGTAGGGTTTTGGTTTAACGCCTCTCGGCGTAGTGGGTGGTCGGGAGTTGAACCCGACTAGGCGACCATATCGCCCACCCTGTTTCGTTTGGGGGAAACGATTTGTTAGAAGTATGCAAATACTGCTTGGTACTTCTTAATGATTGGAACGATTAACAAGTCTGGAAGGTCTGAACGCCAACTGTTGCTAAGTGCTTGTTCAAGAACCATTGCTACTGCTTCTTTGTACTGAACGATGCGAGGCTCTGAACTCCAATGTTCAATAACAGAACCAATAAGGTTTTTGGTAATTCGCATTTGTGTTACTACGCCAAAGTGAATTGTGTTTTCCAACATTTGTTCTGTAGTGGCTGGCTCTGAATATGGAAGTAATTTTGCAATCCATTGTTCACAAACTTTAATAGCACGTTCTGAATCTTTTGATAGCGGTTGGGTTTCCCTAAGTACAACAAGTTTGTTATCCCAATTAATTTTTGCTTGGGCTTGTTCTTCTTCTCGCTTGATTTTTGCAAACATACGTCCGAGTTGGTCGCCACTTGCAAAAGCATCTAGGAACTCATACCAGTCTCGGTAGTGACCAGTTGCAGTTTCACCTTGATTGATTTCAACAACTGTGGCTTCGCCTTCTGGGTTAACGACTGTTCCTTGAATCCAAATACATTCGGCTTCGCCCCATCCACTTTTGTAAAGCAACTTGGTTGCGTAGTAGGAGTTTTTGTTTGTGCCGTACTTTGTTTCGTTGCGGAATACTTCGTTGTGAAGAAGGTCGTGAATCATCTCGTTGGCTTCAACGATAAATGCTTCCACGGGTTCTGTACCGTAAGTTTGTGTTGCTGGAATCCATGCTTGTCTTTCTGTAAAGCCAAGTTGAACTTGATAATCGTCACATTTGGTTAGTTCGGTAATTAACTTTCCAATTTTGGTTCGCTTATCAACTTTCCATGTTCCTGCTGTAAAAATTGGCATGACGCCAACTGTGTTGTTTTCTGTTTCCATTTTGTTT